GCCGTCTTCAATGGTCATTGGACGGTCTAACTTAATCAAGGTTTGGGTTGAGCCGTCCTTTACCCTGCCTGAGAATCCCCACTGCGGCACATCATGCGACAGAGAAATAATATCTCCCGCCTGGCAGGCAATTGCGTCAATGCCTGCCTTAAAAACAATCGAACGGTTAATATACTTTGCCACCTTTAAAGCATAGCGCGCTGCGCGGATAGCATAGCTTGCTCCAGTGGTAAATAAGCGAAGCTGGCTTTTGCGCATCGGCTCGCCGTTAGCCAATGCCTCTTCATCAATATAGGCAATAGTTTCCTGGCGGTAATTTTTCTCTTTATCCGTAAACTGCACTTCGATAACATTCGGTACTTCTTTGATCGTCTTCCAACTCTGCACAAAGCTGTCTTTAACGATATTTCCCATGCCGAAAAGCTGAGTCGGCAGCGTTTGCTTATCTATTTTGAACGATATCCCGCCTGCACTGTATAACGGCATAGCGTTAAACACAGCGCTTAACTGAATCAGGATATCCAAGGCCTTGTTGTTTGAATCAATCACAACGTCAAGCCGGAAGCGTTTCTCAAAGCCGCCTTTTCCGTCAGCAACCTTTTCTTCGCAATACTGCGACATTTCCAATAGCGAGGCGTTATCCAAATGCGAAGTTAAAATAAACTCTCCCAGCCCATAGCGGTTATTAACAATAAAATCCCTGAGGCACCATACTGGATTGGCTGAGAATTTCTGGACATAGGTTATGCCGTCCCATTCAAGCAAAGTATCGTCAGATAAAAGGCGATAGTCGCTTCCATCCCAATAATAATCTTCCCAGTTAACCGCCACGCCGGTGTTTCTTATGTCCGGCACTAAAACTTTCTTGCCCTTTACAACTGCGGTAACATTCGGGGTTCCGCCGTTAAGCTGGTCTGTGGCCAAAAGCTGCAAGCCCAATAAAGCTGTGTTTGGATAACTTAGATCATCAGTCTTAAGCTCATCTATCTGAAATAAGGTTAAATCACCCTGCCTTAATGGCGAAAGCGAACTGTCATCACTGGTGCGGGTGATCCTGATATCGTATTGCCCGGCAGTTAAGCCGACCTTTCGAAACACCCTGCGCACTGTGGAGCGTGATTTTTCCGAGATAGTCGTCTCGCCTAAATCAATATAGGTGCTCTCGGAATGGAGTTTATATTCAACCTTATAAGTTACGCTCCAACTTTGGATATCACCGGATCCTTGGCTCTGCTGGTAAAGCCCATTATTCAGCCTTAAGTGAATCTCAAACCCTTCCACATCTAAATCCACGGTAGTGTAAACGTAAGGGTTGTTTTTAACCAGATTGGCATTAACCGGATAAAGGTTGTGCAGATCCTCAAAGTTAGCGACAAGGCTCTGATAGTTTGCGCCGAAACGTTTTGAAACCGTCACCCCACCAAAATTAGCAATAGGATTATTATTTATTTCAATATTCTCGATTGACTCAATCTCGCCCTCGCAAAGCGCAAGTAAAACATTTAAATAGTGGTTGTCTCCGTCTTCCCAGAGAAACTGGTTGATAATATTCCCGCCGATCCTGTGCTCTCCGTAAACAACTGCGACCGGCACTCCTACTTCCTGGATAGTCTGCACGCCATCCCAGCCGTAGGTAGGCGAACCCTCATCCATGCCGGTTGCCGAACCTAAATTAAAATCCGGCATCTTAGGCTGGTTCATATGCTGATAAATTGCATAACCCATGGAGAGCACAAAAAAGGTAAATAAAAAAGGGTGCGCAACTGCCACGGCCCATACTGCCGATACTATGGCAGAGATAATCGCAACTACCGGCGCTTTTACTTCCGGGATAATAGTAACCTCGTCCTCATTATCAAGATATGCTGATAAATTCTCGATGCGCTTGCCGCTGACAATAATGCGCTTGTTCTCGTAATCAAAGCCGGATTCAATTAAAACTTCCTGAAGCGTCTTATGGCGAGAGTAAGAGACCTCCTTAACCTGAGCCTCTTCCAGTTTAAACGGATTGTCTATATTCCTTATAGTCAGCATATCTTGTCTTTTAACCTGTAAAATCCCTCTATCCTTGCCTGCCACGAGGGGTCGTTTATCCTTGAAATAATCACGCCCGGCCTTGCGCAATGGATAAATCTTCCGTTGCTCAAAATTATGCCTGCGTGATTGGCAATTTTCCTTGAGTTAACAAACAATACTCCGTCAAGCATCTCGGGCGTCTTAACACTCACCCAGTCATGAAAGTAATGCTCTTTAAAATAATCCTTCCCCTGCGCTCCCCAGATCTTGCTGTATTCCAGGTCTTCAATATCAAACAGCCTTACGCCTAAGTCAGCGTAGACAAACTTTAGGAAACCCCAGCAGTCAAGGCCCTCTAAGGACCGGCCCCTGTGCCGATACGGGAGCCCAAGATACTTGCCGATGATATATTGCTCTACATCACGTAGATGCGCCTTGCCGGTACCGACGGAAACGCCCCAAATCTCTGATAATTGTTCAGCTGTTTGCATCTCTGCTTTGTCTTGTTGCATGTAAGCTCAGCTCCTGCATATCCGCACTCTGGCGATTTAAACTTCCAGCTGCAGTAATTTCGCGAGTAGCGCCTTGCCGGAAGATCTACACCGAGAACATCGAACTTTCCTGTCAGGGTAAACTCCACGTTATTTTGATCTGCCGTATAACTGTCGATGTAAAAGATATCATCCATAAAGGCATCCGGATCAGATAACTGATCCAGCCAGACCATGCGTATAGTGACTTTCTTTCCCCTAAAATCAAATTGCTCTAAGTAGAGTTGAATAAGCCTTGAGACATTGGCAAGCCGCACCTTAACCTGGTCAATCTGACCTTGATTATTCTCGCCGACAAACTCATGAGTTATAGGAAACCGCGAATAAGTAACGCCGTTATAAATTACATCCTCGTCAAAATTCGCTAAGCAAAGATCGTTTACGCCGTCATATTTTTCAAGCGTATACAAAAATATCGGCGTATTCTCACGCTTTGCTTCCTCTTGTTTAAATGTGCTGTCTGTTTCGCGCGGCATTATTTCACCTCGGTAAATTCAAACTCAAAGTCATACACGCCGTATGCCTTGCGGCTAAATTGAAAGCTGTCCTCAACAAAACGCACGGTGTATTCAACCGAATCATTCGGGTTTGTCCAGGTAAACGCCATGAATGCTCCAAACTTGCTCTTAAAGAAGTCTGAAACCTCCGTCATTTCTGTATGAGTCCTATTATTAAACCTAAGCGTCCATTTGCGCTGAGGGTTTGCCCATTTACGCCGCCTCTGTTCTGCTCCGTTTTCAAACTCCGAGACAATCGTCTTATATTCAAGCGCCTCATCAATGAGAAAATCCGGCAGATAACTGAAATCACTCATGTATAACTCCTGATCACTGAACGAATCTTGCCGTTGTTATAAATGTCGTCTGCAATCGCATTGGAAAGCATCTTGCGGTTGCGCCAGACATCCTGCGCATCCCACGCCTGGATGACCTGGTTAACATTTATAGTTATGCCTGCTTTGGCAGGTTTTCCTTCGTTTAAGGATTTCAAACTATCCGGCCCGCCCAATGCGCGCATTCCGCGCCTAGATAAAACCCCCTCCCCAGTCTGCGCAACAATCGGCACCTCATCAGGCGCAAGGCCGGCATGCGCTTTTACAGGTAAAATCTGGCCGCCTGAATGGTATATCATGCCGCCTTGGTGGAAAAATGGGATCATGCCCGGAAAAATCGAACCGATGGTCTTAACAAGAATCATCTTGGCCAAAACCTCAGCCAAGACTTCGAGCATCATGTTGCCCAGCTCTGCAAAATAATCTTTGACATCATCCATTTGGCCTTTAAAAACATCGCTAAAGAAGTGTTTAAATACGCTTCCCAGCGACCGGGCAACGCCTTCTCCCATGGATTGAATTGCGTCAAACTTCTGCGCAACCTCTTCAATCTTGATATCCTTGCCTAAATTCTTAAGGGTATCGATAAAACCAGTTATCGCGTTCTTTGCTTTGTCATATCCTTTAACGAGGCTGCCCTCGCCAGTGACTAAGATATTTGAAATCTTATTGCCTACCCGATCCATCTCCGCATCAGAGGCTTTAATTAAGCCCTGCAGGTTATCGCGGAAGCGTTTGATATGCTCTGATGCTTCCCTGTATGGCTCGCCGAGTTTGCCGGGCAGCTTACCTAAAACTTCATAAAACTTTTCTAAGCCAAGGGCTAGTTTGTCAAAACCCACCAAAAGATATTTGATAAGTTTCACAAAGCCGATGTAGACCATTTGAGCGCCAATCTCAACAGCATTGAGGACCGGCACCGCCACATCCCTAAATTTAAGAAAAACAACTATAAGAATAGATACGGCAACAGCGATCCCGGCAATCCAGGGATGCGCTAAGGCAAACAAGGCAAGTTTGCCGACTAAATCAATAATGAGCCCTCCCAATCGTATCAAGCGCCCTATCAAGGCAACTACTACACCGCCGAGTGTCATAAAAATACCGGTGACGGCAATAGTCTGCACAATCATCTGTTGCGTTGCAGGAGTCAAGCTATTCCAAAGATTAAGCAGATTCCCGAAAACATTCGCCAATTTATGCGCAACCGGCACCAAGGCCTCAGCGATACTGACACGAAGCCCTATGAATGCGTTATCAAGACGTTTTAGTTCATTGCTGACGGAAAGGGAATATTTCTCTGCGGATTTAAATGCCAAGGCAAGAGGTCCGGTCAATGCCCCGCCCATGAAAGCAAGGTTCAGCCCAACCTGAGATATCTCCCGGCCTACTTGACGAAGCGTACCGCCAAGCTGTTTGCAGGAGTTAGCAAATTTTTGCAGGTTGCCTTCTATCCCCTGCAGGCGCTTTGAGACCTCGTCTTTTAACTTCATAATAATTTCGAGTTCTCTATTTGTAGGCATCAATCTTCTTCCTCTCTTAGCTTGGCAGCTTCTCGCTCAATTATCCGAATTGCCTGGATAAATTTAAGCGGCTGTTCAAGCCAGCCGCCGGGATTAGGCAAATATCCTTTCTCGAAAAAAAGATATGCGTTCAAATACTCAATGCTGATTCTAGTAACAAGTTTTCTTGGACATCGCCTGAACTCCCAGTCCTTTAGCTTCCAGACGCCCTCTATTGGCGAATCTTCCTCACAACCGCGTTCTACCTTTAAAGCGCCTGAACATGCCTGGCAGTCGAGCTTAAACTTATGCACCCAGACTGCCAAGATTAGTTTTTTTCTTCGTCCTCGCTTAAAGAATTCTCGGACAAAATCACCTCAGAAAGCTCATCTATCAAAGCCTTGGGCAACATAGATATAATTTCATCTGCGACGGCTGAATAATTCTTCCCGTTTATTGCTGTTGAGATCGTATCAAATTTGAGCGGCTTCTTATCGCGCGGATCCAGGAAGTTGTCGAAACCTTTCAAGCCAAACTTCACTACCAAGAGATTACGCTTTGAGGCATTGATGTTTGCCTTAGCTGGATCCTTGGGATTCTTAGAGCTAAACTCAAAAGAGGTTGTCTGATCCTCAATGTAGGCTCTTAAATAAGAATCAAGAGAGCCGATGTGGAATATGCTCGGGTTGTCTTTGTCAGGATCAAGCTTTGATTTGTAAGGTTTGGTTTCGTAAATATTGATTCCCGTAAGCATGGCTTTTCCTCCTCTTGTTAAAATACTAAAATTGATACTTCGTCGTCGCCGTATAAAAGCGACCCGTTCAAACTAAAAGCGCTTTTGGCTAATTGCAGGCCGTCTCTATCTTCATCGTCAACTTTGGTGTATTGTGCGCGCGGGATATAAAATCTAAACTTATTCCCGAACACTGAACCTACAGCAAAATCAATAACCATTTCTGTGCCGCTAAACCATTTTGTGTGAAAATCATGCGCAGCGCAGGAAACCATCTCCGGATTGAATGAGCCGGAAACACTCCTTCCTGTGATGGCAAAAGACAATATTCCTCTCGGGTCATTAACATCATCACGGACTGCCAAGATATTAGCGACATCAATATCCATCTCACCTATTTTTGCTGAAAAGGTATCCACTGAAAAAAGCGCGCTTAAGAATACTGGCGGTTTTGTATTCTCGTAAGCGACATCTGCAAGAAAAGATAAATCAATAACACCGGCTTCCACTCCCTGAAAATCAAAATCGAGGAGCACCGGTTCGCCTGACTTAAAACCAAATTTCACCTTACCCCGGCTACCCTTTAAGAGTTTACGCACGCCGTCTTCGTAACTGCCTTGCGTAAGCGAAGGGATATTATCGGAAATAGGCTTGAGCTCATTACCAACAGTTGTCGGCACAGATGAAGTAGTTGCAGTCGCACCCGAGGTGCCGCCGGTGATTGTTTCTGCCGACTCAAATGTTCCCGATATAGACACAAAGTAAATATTAGGTGAGTCGTTTTCGGTATTAATCACCACTCTGCCTTTTGCGCCTGAGGTGCCACCAGTAATTGTTTCTCCGTGCTGAAAAGGCCCGTTGGTAACTGCACCTATATTCATAGACTTAAGCTGGCTGACTCCGAATCCGCAGGCTTGTAAAATCTTCGCCCATTCAGGAACGGTACCAGCAACACCTGAGCCTCTTAACTCCATCCGGTATGACAGGCCTGCCGGCCGCTTACCGGGAAGTTTGGCGATATTTGAGAATGTCTGCCGCGCAGGGTTGCGTTCAAACATAGCTATATCAAAACTTACCTTCGGGTTATAAACTAAAAGCCTGGCATCAGCTGCAGATAATGCCTCAGCAGTGCCTTCTACTGCCTCTATTTTTGCAGCAAGTTGTCTTTTACGCGTTAGCATGGGTTAACCTCCTCTATCCTGAAACTTCGGGATCATTTTGTTTATGCTGATAAACAATCTCAAGCTCTATGATGATGCCTGCCTGCGGCTGGCCTTCTAAAGTTTCAAAGAGAACATTAGATTTGATATTCGTATCTTTGGCATACCCGCCTCTGGCGTAATCAATCATGAGTGCTTTTTCAATATCCCCTAAAAGGCTGTTTAAAAGCATATCTGTTGACTGCGGGTCGTCTTGCGCCTGTCTTATCCAAACATCAAGATAAATGGTAAACTTACAGGTCGTAAAAGGATTAGGCACCGGCTCTTTTTCTTCGGGCCCGGCGTTAATCACGATGCATGGAACCAAAATAAGCGAATTCCCGGACTGTCTCCATCTTTGCACGCTGGCCACATCATTGTGATAACCGTTTGCAACTGAGATAGTCTCAAGCGTTGTCTTTAAATTTTCCAAAATACTTTCTCTAACTGTCATACTTTATTCAGCGCCTTTTCAATTGATTTATTTAAGATATCTATCCGCTCATTCTGCATATCATCCCAGGTTTTGTAGAACATAAGCCTCGGGCGAATGCGCACGCTGTTTTTTAAAACAAAAATTGGAATAAGCTCGCGCAGTTTCTTTTTAACCTTGGCCAAGAATGTTTTGCCTTTTAATTGGATAGGGATAACATTCTTGAGCAGCCTGGGCTGTTTGTATTGCTTCTTAAGCCTGCCGTCAGAGGTAAAAAGTTCTTTTCTTGCCGAAAGCGGCACTGCAAGCTTCCCGCCACCGGGATTCTTAAGTGTTGCGCCTTCCTCATGCATACGGGCAATCTTCGAATCCGAGAAAATCACCATACCCATACCCTCGATATCCTGCGACACAAGACTTGCTCTTTGAAAATGAGTAAATATCCCGTGCGGCCTGCCTTTGATTCCCGGCGGGCCCTGAAGCCTGGTTTGTTTAAAGATTTTCAAGAACTTCCTCGTGGCATGATCCATCCCGTCGGCAATTTCGTATTTAAGTTCTTTAGGGAAAATCCTGATTGCCCGCTCTAAATTCTTTGTATTAATCTCTAGTCTTAGTTCGCTCATTTTTGCAAAAGTAAATGCCATACCCCTTCGTCTTGGCCTAAGATATCAGCCACTACCCAGTCAATTGCAGCTCCGCCGATAAACTCCGCAAGCGAAACCAGATCCCCGCCCTTGTTAATGGATGCGATGCCGAATGTTTCGTCATTAGCAATAAATATCTCAAATTGGTTTAAAAGGATGCGGCCCGCATCCTCATAGGCAGGGTCTATGCGCTTGCGGTTCACAAGCGCTTTAATAACTTTCGCAGCGCCGCCTTTAGGCGTGTAGGTAATTTCCTCGGCAAACTCATCCGAGTTTAAAAATATCTTTGCCGCATCTTGCGCTAAATTATCTTTGAAAGCCATAGGGCCCGCTTTCCAAGCCTTGCCGGGAGGCTTTAAGAGCCTCCCGGCGCATTGCTTGTTTCAGACGCTTATTTAGGCGTCGACTTTCATCAGATACGCAAAAAACGGATCGATGATTATTTCATCCACGTGCTGCCTTACACGGAAGATATCACTGCGGGCGGCATCATCGCGGTACTGCTCAACTGTGGTATTCTCAGGACTGTCGGAAGTCCACAAAAAGACCCTTCCTAGACTTGGATCGGAAAGTCGTTGCGAATCTCCGATAACCGCTACCATCGCGTAATCATTGTTCCAAATATCCGCGCTAATAAAGGTTTTGCCTTCTTTAGCAACATTATAGATACCCTTGCCTACAAGAATTCTACGCACCCCCAGAATATCGGCTAAGGCATTTAAGATTTCAGCTTCGGTAAGTCGTGCTACATACTTAATTGATTCTTTAATGCCGGCGTTACTTAATAGCCGATCAATGTTAGCTTTACTACAAATAAGCCCCCCGGGATCAACGCCGCAGTTTGAGCGCACTTTTTCTCTGGCAGCTCTAACTTGGGCTATTACGTCGGAACTAGGGTTATCCCAGGGTGCGCTGGAATTATCCGTGTAAAGAGCCGAACCGGTAAAAGTGGCGGTGTTAAATACCAAAGTTGCAATACGTCTTTCCTGCGCCTGCAAGACCCTGCGTGTAACAATCTGCACCGTGGTCAGCTCCGCGTCAAAGTCAGAGGCGTATAAACTGCGTTCTCCGTCATCTAAAGGCCCCTCCAAGCCAAACTCCTCACAGTTATACTGTTTGTCCTTTGCCTGAAAGCTATCGCGATTGTAGTTTCCCCTCGGCGCCCGCTTAGTATCTGCCTCGCGCGTGATGCTCTCTCTAGTTATTGCGGGAAAGGTACTTCCCTTCTTCTTCGTCGGAAAAATCGGAAGTACCTGCGCTCCAATAAACTCATTCTGTTGCTGGATAAACTCTAATGCTGCTTCACCTAACTCTAGTCGTGGTATTACGCGTGACCCCTGATAATCAATCCCCATTGTATCCTCCTGTCGTTAAAAAATTCTGGTTAATTACGACAACAACCCTTCTACAATTTCGCCGTCTGAATCGGTACCTTCAAGAACTACCCCTTGAATAGAGCCGCTTACTGTGGCGCTTATCTTGCCGTCAGCAGCGCCATAGAAGCTTCCTCCCACAGCTATGATACCCGCTGCGGTAACCTTAAAAGTCCTGCCTGTGGTCTTTAAATCAACGCTGACCATCTCGCCGGATAGAGCCTTGGCTGCGGTAAAACCGATAAAGGCCTCGCCTGCGTCCGCGTACTCTACCTGTGTTCCGTTTCCTGCGGAAAGCTTTACCCTGCGGTACGCCTCCAGATCTTCTCCTGCAACAAATGCCTTTGAGCCGATATTAAATTGTGACATCTTTTCCTCCTGTTTTTTAAGATTGTTTCCTTTTTTCAGCGGTTGCTTTTAATGCCTCGGTGATTGTGCCGCCGAACTGCTTCTGATACTCTTTTGCCCTTTCCAGGTGGGTCTTGGCCTGCGTTTTAACCGAATCGTCGCCCGGACCGGCTGAGGCAGGTGATTTCTTTTTCAAGTCTTCAAGGCGCTGGTTCTTTAGTTTTTCTAAAAGCGCAGCTGCAGTATCGCCGTTTTTTACTGCCTCGTAAACTAATGCCTCTGTTCCCGGAAAAGCCTTGGCAGTATCTAAGAGACTGATAATGCGCTCTTTTTCTACCGTTAAACCCTCTCTGGATAAACTGGCTACGAGGTCAGTTCTTTCCTTTTTAAGCATTTCCAAAGTCAAATCCTTTAACTCCATTTTTGTCACCTCCTCTTTGGTTTGTGAATACCGTTCCAAAAAACTAATTACTTTTTCTACTACATCTGGGTTTGATAAAAATTTATCTAAAAAGACAGTCATCTCAGCTGAAGGCATGACGTCTTGAGAAAAGAAAGCAGAAAACATTCCATTATTGGCGGCCGGATCATCCACCACATCCGCTGCCCAGAGTTTGGTAATACGCGCAAGGGGCAATAGATCCTTGCCGGTTACCGGATCCTTTTTGCGCGTGCCGTCTTCGTTAAGCCTATATTCCGGCTCTCCGTCAAAAACAATGGATGAGCCAAAGGCTTCCGGGTCGCTTTCAGCTAGACCTAAGACATAACCTGCCAGGTCTCCGTTAGGGGTTTTATAAGCGTTCTTGTCAAAGTAAAGGTCCGCGCGGACAATTCCGTTATCTCTTCTGAAATTTTTTGCTCTGCCTAAGAACGTTCCGACAGCGGTGTTACTCATGTTCGGATGACCGAAACGGGATTTTAAACCAATTGAAGATTTTGCGCCGAGCTGAACTACTTGGTCTAAAGTTACATCATCGATTTCAAGACCATGGCCGCGTGCCTCACCTTTAGTGATCACACTAAAGCCGTAGATTATGCCATTTTCCTTATCCACTCCTGCTTTGCCTTCTTGAATACCTCGTGCTATATCTGCCCTAAATGTATATTTGTGCTTTAGGTCCCGCATACCAATCTCCTGTTTTTTGTGCTTATCCCAGATACCATGGCAAATAGCTGCTGCCTGATCCGGCTTCCTGCCTTCGGTTTCAATTAACTCCGCAGTGCATCTATTGATAAAATCTTTTTCTTTTTCGCCTGGCTTTGGATTAGGCATTTTTATTTTGGCTGTATATCAATAATCAGCTCTTGAGGTTTAACTAACATACCTTTTTGCACCACCGTAACCTTAATCGGAAAATCATCGGAAGTAAGAATCAAGCAGCGCTTATTCTTAATAGCTTCTTCTTTATTTTCTGACTCCTGCTTCTTCTTGAATAGTCTCGTCAACAACATTTTTCTCCTTATCTGGGTCACTCTTTTTAACCAAAGGTTTCTCTTCTAAACCCAGCTCTTTGCGTTTTTTCTCTTCCCGAGCCTTCTGCTCCATAATCTCTTCCCAGTCTTTGCCTAAAGCAGCGCATTCATCAGCCAGGGTTGAGAGATTGCCGTCAACAGAGCTGCGCGAGGCCTCAACTTCTTTTGTAGGATCCACCCAGCCCCAGCCGGGTGCAATCCAGCGGGCCCGTGTTAAGTCCAGCCGGTTTTCATAAAAGTTTTGTATCGGGAGCTCGCCTAACAAATATGCTTCTTCCAAAAACATCTCATATACCGGCTGGCATAATCTCTTAGAAAGCCACTCCTGTCTTGTGCGGAAAAACCTGCGCGCTTCTAATAGGGCTGCCCGGGCACTCGAATAACTTGATTTGCTGAAATCCTTGGCCACCACTTCATAGGGAAGATTAAGGCCTGCGGATATCGCTCTTAGAATTCTTTCCACAAAAGGCTCAAAGGTCCCGCCGGGCCGGTTGGGGCTTAGCTGAGAAATCTCCTCCCCAGGCGCCAGATACTCAATCATCCCAGGCTCCAGGGCTTCTATTTTTTGATTTGCTGCGTTAGTGGTATCTGCCCTGCCAAACGCAGCATTAACGGGGTCGATCTTTTTCACAAAAGCAGCGAAACAGGCAGCGACACGCGCTGCCACTAGTTCTGCCTCCATATAATCGCTCAAGTCTTTAAAATAAGTGAGGATCGGCGCGAAAAACGGCTCGCCTCTGGTCTGCCCTGGACGCTTCAGCCAGTAAAGATGCAGAACATTGGGTCTGCCTAATTCATTTTTTGCCGGATAGCGGATATAAAAACTTGAGTCAAGCGCTCTGTAGTTAAAATAAATGTCTCCGGGATGAGATTTCCTGATGTAATAAGCAACCGGCTCGCCTCTCTCGCCGATTTCAACACCGCTTCTAATATTTTTGTTTTGCCTTAAGTCATTAGGAGTAGCAAGCCTATCGGCCTCAACAACTTCTAAGGCAAGCATGTAAGGCCTGCTGGGCGCATCAACCATCAGAGGGATAATTAAAACCTCTCCGTTTTCTAAGATCTGGCGCTCAACTAACTGTTGGATTTCGTAAAAATCCATCCTTTCGCCCGCATCAGCATAAGGCACCCACTTCTGCCAAGCGCGCTCTGCTTTTTTCTGAAATAAATCCGCTTCTTCTTCAGCGATATTTAAACTATCCCGGTCAATACGGCTTTGAGGTCTGATACCTGTGCCGATAACATTGGTGACTATTGTGCTGGTAATCCCGGATGCGTGGGCGTCATTACGGTTAAGGTCCCGGCTTCTTTCTCGAAGCGTTGGCAACTCAAAAAGAAGGTCTGAATCCGCAGAGCCTCTGCCCGGAATCCAAGAATCGCGCAGACGCGACCTGTCTGCTCCGCGGTAGCTTGAGAATTGTTTTAATGCCAGGCGGTAGAGTTTTCGTTGCAAGGATAATCTCGGCGAGAAAAAGCCGATCAGACTATCGAGCCTTTCGCTAAAAGTTATTTTTTCGTCTTTGTTTTTCATTGCGGATTCTTAAATGAAACAAATGTCCTTACGCCGCCTTTCTCAGCAGAAACTTGTGCCTGCAACTCTTTCTTCAAATCCCTTAATTCGCTTAATGGAATGTATTGGATATTGCGTCCGTTGATGCTGTAAGATGCCACTGCTCCACCGGTTAATCTGGCATTAATCGCAGCATTTACTGCATCAAGCATCTCTTGCGTGGTCGGCATAAATCACCTTTAAAAAAATAAGCGGCAGAAAGAGTGGTTTGGGCACCCAAACTGCCGCTTAAATAAATTTAGAGAGCGTCCCCTCTAAATTATTCCTAATTGTCTGCTCAATCAAAGGTTATATCATTTTATATCTTGAGTCAAGAATGTGGTTCAGCGTGGCTGAAAATGGTTTTACCTGTCTATTTCCAGGACCTTAAACTTCCAGCCGCACTCATTGCACTTATAATATAGAATAGGCCTGTCTGCTCCGTAGCATTTTAGCTTTAAAGACTTGCACTTTGGACATCTTAAAACTAAACGCACAAGCGTAGATTTTGTTTCAATGTATTTATTCAGGTTTTCATTATTTGTTGTGCGCTTATTTTTTTCCGGAACATATCCTCTTAGCCACCCTCTCGTATTTATCCATCTTGACATTATCTTCTTATCCAGTTCGGCCGCCTAGGCAGCCAGCTTTTAGTAAGGCTATGCTTTAGACTTTCAGTGTCCTGCTTAGGATAAACCTTTTTTCCTTCTTCCTGCATAGCAAAGACGCGAATCATCTCGGCAGCTGCGATAGCGTAGCATTCTGTGTCAAAGAAATGACTCTGCGTATGCACTGAGATAGTCTGCCATTCCTCTCTATGGCGGCCAGTCTTTTTGTCTCTGATAATAGCTTTATGCTCGCCGCAAAATTGCTTCAAATATTCACTAGAAGGATCTTTATGCAAATGCCAGCCTCCGGGTGAGCCAAGCGAGGTATTCTTTACCAAACGGCTGATCTTATCCTTAAAGTAAGTAGTATCGATATGCCATAAACGCAGACCTCCTGGGATAGCTTGGCCTGTGGCAGGATAGCGGTCAATGCTTGAAACCTTAAAAGGCATTCCGCTTATGTATCTCTGCCCTTTGATCGGCCTGGCAATGTCACGCCATAAACGGCAGAGTTCATAGACTTCATCGGTTCTATAACCAGTGTCTATGCAAGTCAACCTTACCACAAACGGCTCAATGCCCGGTTCTTCTGAAGGATAACCTGTCTTAAAAAGAATTTCTACAACATCATCCCATTCTTCAACACGTGTAGCCAAAATCAGCCAAGACTCCTGATGCAGCCCCCAACCCCGGATACTCAAATAGAAGTGATCCTTTTGCACATCTACTCCTGCAGTTAAAACTTTAACTCCTGCTGGCACCGTTCCCCTTGGATAGGAGAGCGCTAAAGCTGCTATTTCCTCCGGCTTAGTTTTTCCGATAGTCTCTTCCCAAATCTCAGCCAACCAAGAGTTGACAAAATTCATCAACAATTCTATATAGTCTTTTGATTTTAAGAACTCTGCAGCGATGTCGCTCCAGGTAAGCCAAGGCGAGTACAAAGAACTAATCCAGAATCCACGGTTTTTATTCAATTCCTGTTTATCTGGGATCCATTCACCCTGAACCATCATCTTTTGTTTTTGATTATCTTCTATGCGTTTTGCACAGTACAGGCACTCATACCAGGCAAGCCGGTCATTCTTAATCTTTTCAGGAGACAAGTCTTCTTGAGGCCATTTGACTTGACCAAAGAGCAATACCTGCATCTTTCCACAATTAGGACAGGGAACGTAAAAACGCCGCTGGTCTGATTTTTCATATTCCCTATTGATATAGCCCTCTTTGATCGTAGGCGTTGATACCTTTACTGTTTTTCTATTCCAAAAGGTCTTCTGTCTTTCAGAAGCAAGCTTAATTGGATCTGCTTCTCGTCCGGAAAACTTCGGATATTTATCCACCTCATCGAGAAATAAATATCTTATGGGACGCGAAGCTAAATCCGCAGGCGAATTTGATCCGGCAAAATAAAGAATCATCCGTTCAAACTGGTATTCAAGTTTAGTAATTGCATCTGAATTCTGCGGGATGTATTTGTTTAAGGCAGGCGATTCTTCAATCATGGGCTTGATCCGGTTAGCGGAAATACTCCTTGCATCATCAGCCCTAGGCAAAACCACTAATGTAGGCCCGGGATCCTGGTCTATGATAAAGCCGAGCATATTTAACATGGCCTCGGTCTTACCGACTTGAGAAGCTGCCATGAGTGTAATCTCATCCACAAAAGGATCATTAAAGGCATCCATAATTCCTTTTAGATAAGGCGTTCTTGAGGTTGACCACTGCCCGGGCTCAGCTGAAGTCTTTGTATCAAGCCTGCGGAAATTGTCTGCCCAAATGCTTACAGTCATCTTATCCGGCATATCGAATTCATCCGCTATTCCTAATGGAATGGAATCAATTGTTTTCTGGCTTAATTTCTTTGTCACGGCTTGACCTTGAAAATTGGTTGATGATATTTCTTAACTCATGATCCAAGATTTCGGAAATTGCCTTGGGCTCCTGCTGGTAGAGTTTTGGCGCAAGATAACGCGGAAGCCAAAGAAACCCTGCTTTTATGCCACGCAGCATCTCCCTTAAAATTCCCTCGTGTTCTATCAAAAGAATTAGCTCTCCTTTTTTCTGCTTTAGTTCTATCTCGCTTAACTTGGCCTTGTTCTTGCGGTACTCATTATCCCAATACTCCTTGCCATCATCGTTTAGGCCCTGCATGCCGTAATACCACTTAAAGACCTCAGCCACTTTAAAGCGAAATATCTCTCCTTTAGAATCCCGGATAACCGGCAGGCCCTGTTTTATGTAACGCCGAATCATACGGGGAGACTTTTCCAAATACACAGAAATAGTCGGCAGATCTACGGTGCCATCAATAATATCATCCGTGTCCTTGCGGTTTTCTTTTTCAAACTCTTCTAGTTCCTTTAATTCCTTTGAGGAGAGTGAGCCCCGGGTGAGTTTTTCAACCAGAGCAATGTGTCTTTTCTTTTTGGCAAGCTCAACTAAGTTTTGGTTTTGGCTCTGGCTTTCATTTTTCTTTTCATCCATTGATTATTCCTTATAGGCCTTCTTCCCGGAAAACTCCTCCCAGCGCTTAACCGCAACATCGCAGAAAATCGGTTCAATCTCGATAGCAAAGCATCTGCGGTTTAATCTTTCCGCCGCGATAATTTGTGAGCCTGATCCGCTGAAAGGTTCGTAACAGATATCTCTCACTGAGGTATGCACACGCATAGGTATGGCAAATACTTCTGTGGGCTTAACTGTGGGATGATATAAGCCGGTATTTCTTTTTTTGCCTTCCCAGTCAAGCTCCCAGACATCGCTGTGATATTCTGGTTTTGTCGGATCGCCGCTTCTTAAAAAATCTATCATCCAGACTGTGCCGATTGCTTTATCCAAAGGCCGGTAATTTGGCTTATGACCTTTTTGCCAGCATAATAAACAAGGCTCATGCCTCCAGGGATAATAGGCAAATGACAAAACTGCACAGGGCTTGACCCATATAACCTGCTGATGCACCAGTATTCCTAACTCATCGCAGACCTTTCTAATAAGCACTATTCTCGCAGAAGCATGCCAGAGATAAATGGGAGTGTTTGTTTCTATGATTTTTAAGCCGCTTGTTAAGAAGCCTCTCAAAAAGGCCTCTGCGTCTTTTATGTCAATCTCGTGATACACGCCTGACCAGTCCTTGCCGCCAGCTCCATGGTGGCCTTTAGGTCTGCCCATGCCGGTATAATCAACCAGATACGGCGGGTCCGTAGCAAAAAGACTCGCCTTTTTGCCGTCCATAAGTCTGGCCACATCTTCTTCTTTAGTGGAATCTCCGCAGAGAAGCCTGTGCTCGCCTAAGATCCATAAATCGCCTTTTTTAGTAACCGGCTCTTCCGGCGCTTCAGGAATATCATCAGGCAGGGTCTTGCCGTCGCCTAAATTCTCAACGCCCATATCACCGACAGCATCCCGCAGATTCTTAAGCCTTAAAGCGATATAATCGTCACCTGCTTCTTTGCGCAGTTTTTCTAAAAGCGGAATTAAAGCAGCGGTCCATACGCCGGCAATCTCCTGATTATTAAGCGTGACATTCATTGCCTGTTCTTGAACCTCATCCACGTCAACTAAAATTGCTGTTACAGTCTCCACGCCCTCTGCCTGCAGAATCTTGTAGCGTTGATGTCCTGAAATAATACGCATGGTGCGCTTATTGACTACCAGCAAATCTACATAGCCGAACTTCTCTAGGCTATGCCGCAGACCAGCCAAGGCCTCATTTGTAATCTCACGCGGATTATATGGAGCAGGCTTAATTTCCGAGAGTTTTATGTCACTAATTTCGGGCTTTATGTTAATCTTCGCCACATTATCCTCCTTGTTATAACTTATTCATAAATATATAGTTAAATAAAAAGACGGACCCCCGCCTCTTTCTGGTAAGGGCCAAATTCAATTGACATTGACACGATTTTTTTAACCTAAAATCACTCACTACCTGCGCCTCGCCCGACCCGCGCCCCTCACCCCCGCTGGAAGGACCCATAAGCTTTCTTATAAGAACTAACCAAAGTTATTCACAAAATTCACAACCTCTACTACTATCTTTTGTTAGTTATCTCTTGTTAAATATCTCTTGTTCGGGTGACACCCCGGTCACTACTGCTGGTGACACCTGTGTCACCACTCCGGTGACACGGGCGTCACTGGTGACATCAGTGTCACTACCTGACTGTGGATAACTTCTTGGCCAGGGCATATTAAGCAGCTTATAAATATTCGGCTTGCCCTTCTTCCTTTCAATCGAGACAGCCTTAAGTCTCTCCAGCTGCTTTACAGCCCGCATAATTGTGCGCCGGGATACTCCGCAATG